GGGGTATTAGTACCCCTAAACCCTCAAAAGCCTCTGTGTGGCTCTGTATGAGCTTTTTTTCACAGCTTTTCTAGACCTGTTTGATCGTTTTTTCCTTTTTATAGGTCTTTTGTCTATTAATTCAGATATTGTGGCAGTAGTCGTAAACCCTGTACTCATTTCCCTACTGACCTCATGGCTCTATTATGTGCCTGTGTAAAGGTTGCACCCTTTTTCATCGCATTAGCCATTGACCGCATGTGTTTCAAACTATGATGTCTTGCGTGACGATTCATGGTTTTTTTTTGTCCTGGTTTCAAACCTTTCGTGATGTTTTTTATAGACGCAACCTTAACCATTATTTTTTCTTCTTTTTTTTCTTTTTAGCTTTTTTAGGTTTCATGGGTTTTGACCTCATTGAACTCCTACCTGAGCTATACCCTACTCCTCTTGGCATATTATTTCCCCTTTTTTTGTTTTTTTAAAATCGCCATTTGTAATGCTTTCGGCAACTTTTTTTGTTTATTAGTAAGACCAACAGTTTTTTTCTTTTTCTTAGCCATACTAATGCAAAATATAATTATGAACTAAAACAACCAATACGATTGCTATTGCTATCTGCACCCATGATTTTAACTCAGTGAATGCATGCCACCATCTATTGACTTTTTCCTCAATAAATTTTTTTGCCATAACTGACTCCTTTCGTTATTTCGAGATTCCCTTGGTTTTCTCGAACGTCCTGAGTGCTCCCATACCTAAAAGTGACATCACAAGAGGCATAAGAGTTCCCATATCTAACTCTGGTATGTTTACCACTTCATACTGAAACAATCCACAAATAAACAAAATAAATTTTGACAAGACAAACTCCCAAAAAATTGCTAAAGCACATGACATACCAATAAGAGGTCGCCATGAGCGTTGTAACATACCACTTATGCCACCAGCAGTGCTTTGTGCATCTGCTAAATTAATCGCCATCTGTTTTTCTTTTAATCGTGACTCTATCTCAGCAAATCGCACTTTTAACTGTTCTTTTTCTTCTTCACTGGTATGTAAATCATCAATAACACCAGCAACAGTTTTTATTGCATCACCACCTAATAATTTTCCTAGTACCATTTATACTCCTATACTTTTTTTCATTTTATCAATTATGCGATTAGCACGATTGGTAGTTTGACGATACCATAACGAGTCTTTCATCTCAACCATAGCACCCTCTATATCGTTTTCCGATAAACACTTTTTGAATTTAATAAATTTATTTAAACGAGGTAATCCAAGCTGGAATACCATGTGAAGCACACACTCTTTTGCGTTATCATCAATACTCATACCCTCAGTAAAAGTTTCCATATCTTTTTTTGATACATTAAAATCTTTTAAAAATAATTCTAAACCTCTTTGATATGTAATCGGTTGCATAAGTTCTTGTTTTTCATTATCTCTAATAAGATGGCCAGCACCGATAGTCCAATATCCTAAATGATCTTGATATGGTTTTAGTATTATACCACCCTCTTCCTGTATTATTTCTTGTTGTAAAGTATGTAAGTCCATTAGCTAAAAAATTTTAATCCCCATGCTATAAATTGTGTAGCAACCATAAAACCAACAGCATACAAAATACGATTTAATTTTTTTACCTCTTGTTGCAAATGGTAAATATGATTTGATTCTAACTGTTCTATTTTATTATAAATATTGACAATATGCTCTTTTGTAGTTTTTGGTGTAATCTTACTCATGGGCAATAAATATCATATATGTGTTTTAATTCAACTTACTTAAAGGGTTCTCTAATGCGTTTCTTATTTGCTTTTCAACCTTTTCCTCTAGTTCTGTCATATCATCTTTTATATTATTAATAGCTTCTTTTAAATCTTTTGCATTTTCTCGGCTATCTTCTTTTACTCTTTGCTCAACATCTTCAACAATAGTTTCTATTCTACGGACATCTGCTTTTAAATCGTTTTTGAGTTCTTTAGCAACATCGGCCACCAAAGCAACCTCGTCAAGTATTACAGATATTTCTGATTGTAACATATTTAATTCAGTATCTAACACTTCTAATTTTTTGTCAAAACCTGACATATCTGGCGATACAAAGTTATTGATCTTGGCTTCCATATCCAAATACCTCTGATATGCCTCAAAACCACCCCATAATACCCCTACAAAACTACTTAAAATAGTTATAATAAGAAATATCTTACCTCCTCTAAATTTAACTCCACCTACATCTATTTCTGTTGCCATTGACTATCTATCATTTCATTCATTAATTGATTACTACCACCAAACAGTAAATATCCTGCAATATTATTATCAGATATGACAGCATCTGGCAAAGTTAGATTAGTAAAAAAATTTGCCCTATCATTAAGTTCTTGTTGGCTATCAAAAAATGATTTAGTGTTTCCTAATACTTGCATTACAACGAGGGTTTTTAATTGACTTGTAGAATCATATCTCTTTTTATCATCAATCTTTTTCAAAACTTTTTTAGCTGCTTTTTGTTTAGATGATTCCTGTTTTTCATCGTCTTGGTTTTTTTCTTGGTTGGTTTCTTCTTTCGCCTCTGCTACTTCTGTTTCTTCTTGTTTGGGTTCCTCTGTTGATTCTGCTGTTTTTTCTTCGGGTTGTTCTGTGCTTTCGCTATCCTTTGGTGTTTCTTCTGTTGGTTCTGGTTCTGTTGTATCTGTTTCAACATCTTCAATATCCATTTCTAACTCCATTTCAATTTCTGATTCCACATCAGCCACACTGACCTCAACATTTTCTGAAACATCAACACTTGCTACTTGTATTTCTTCTATTTCTATTTCTGCGATTTCTATTTCAACACTTTCATAACTTACTTCTTCTACCTCAATAGGTTCAAACTCAAAACCAGCATCTGTTTCAATAGGTGTATTTGCATCAAATATATCCTCAACAACATCAATTACCTCATCTGGTACATCTGGATTTAAAGCAACGAACATTTCTACAGTTGTTATAGTTTGCTCAATAATGGTATTGATAGTGTTATACAGAATGTTGACAGTGACATCATCGAACAAGGGTCCGATTGCAAGATTGATATCTCTACCTCCGACTTCTATAATTACAGTTGTTATACTTCCAGAGAAATCAAATCCCCCTGTGTATGTATCAAATCCTGAGTTTTTGCCACTTGCACTTAAAATATCTGTACCACTGAAAACATTTGTATTGCCGTTTTTTCCTGTAATGTGCATGTAAATTGAATCAGAAGCATCCTGTTTATCAACCTTTATTGAATAGTTAGTTTTACCACCATATTTTATGTTAAGGTCTGATATATCAACAGTATTGATGAAAGTAGTTCCCATGCCAGATACACCCATTGCTGATGTTGAGTTGCCTGATCCTGTGATTTGTGCACATTTATCATTGCCTAAATTATAACAACCAGAACCACTAGGCATAGTAGCAGGTCCTTGACCTCCCCAATCAATGTCCATATCCCCCTCTTTTGAAGATGTGACATAACCATTGTCGCCATCTAAAATATCGCCAGAATCTTCGTTTGATACAGTGGTTGTTGTTGTGGTAGTTTCAGTAGTAGTAGTGGTTAATATACCGTCATATTGGAATTCTATTGTTTCAGTGACGACTTCTTCAATGATTTGTTCTATCGTAGGAGTACATAATCCTACTGTATCAGTTGTGCAATCAACAGCTTTACTAGAAAATGATAGGCACACCAATATACATAGCCATGCCGACAATAACAAATTTTTCAAAATCATTTAAATCTCTAACTGTTTGTGGTGTTTCTTTAACCTCTATTTTTTCAAGTTCAACAAATATTAAACTACCATTAGGAATCAAACTTTTATTATTTTCCCAACCTGTTTTTGCATCCTCGCCTATGGCTGATTGAAAAGGGCAGTATGTTCCAGCATTCCACATTGCGTCAAACACTCTATAATCTGCACATAGTGTTGAGATCGCAGCCACTTTCATTCCCATAGCATATAATGATCTTGATAATTTTATTCTTTCACAGTTCTCATCAGTGACTGTCATACCAGAACTTATACCAAGTATTTGAGTCTGAACTGCACCAGCGACAGCAGTTTTACATACATCAGAATTATTGACAACAACACTTGGACTGCTCGCTGTTGATGGTGTATTATTTGTGACGACAGTTGATGATACTGTATTTGTCTCAGCTAGTGCTGAGTTCATCATACTATTAAGAAAAAAAATTATTATTAGGGCTAATATTGTGCCTATAATTAAAGGTTTCCACATTCAATTTGATTTATCCATTTGCACTATCCCAAGCGTCTTGAAGTTCTTTTAGTTTTGCATTTACTTGAGCCTCAGTTGGTAATTCAGTTACAGGATTATCTACAATATTTCCATCTATGCCAACTTTTTCAGTAAGACGCAAATTAGCATAAATTTTATTTTTGCTATCTGTCCATGTAAACCATTGTCCCTCATGAAAAGTAACTAAAGCATCTTCTATGTGGTCTGGTCGCATATTATGTATCTCCGATTCTAATAAATGTTAATGAAGTTTGGTTGTTATCGGTATGCCCTCTTGTAGTTGCACCACTTTGATGTGAACTAATACGAAGTCTTATTTTGTTATTTGATGTGTTAGTTACATCATATAAAACCGCATTAGATGTACCAAAATAAGCTGTTGCACCATGGTCTGCTTGAGCACAATATTTAGATGCTATTGTTTGAACATTTGAAGAAAAACCATCGTTAGAACCTTGTAAAATCATTTCGTGATAATTTAACTCTCCACTATATTGAACAGCAGTATGGACAATAATTAAATAAACACCTGTTGATGGCATGGTAAAAACACCTGACGATTCTGTAACTGCTGAACCAATTCTTGAATAATAAACATCATCTTCTTCAAAATTTGATGTTATTGGATTAGCACTTCCTGTAAAACTTGTTGTTAATCTAAAACTTCCCGCAACTTCAATTCCTCCACCAGCACCAGAAACTGTGCCTGTAAAGGCAAAATTATCTGCTAAATTTATTCCTCTTGATCTAACTTTAACTAATGTCATTATTCACTCCAAACACTATGGGTTAGATTTCCGTCATCATCTCTTGCCAATAATTCATCATATTTACTACTGTCATAATCTGCTGGTATATTTCTTAAATTATCTCTCCAATTCTTAAAAGATGTTGTTAGATTTGTTCCTTTTTCTTTTGCACTTGTAACTTTCCAATCTGTTTCCGTAAGTTTACGATTTCTAATTTTTCTTATTTCAGCAAGTTGTCTTGTTGGTTTTGCATCATTCCATTCTTTCCTATCAGCCTCTATAACTGATATTTCTTCAGCCGATAATTCTCTTAATTGTCCGTTATTCCATGCTTTCATTATGGTTTTACTCCGTAAACTGTTATATCTGCGTACTCTACATTGCTTGAGCCATATAATTTAAATCCATATCTAGGTGCAGAACCACCATATTTACCATTAAAATTTGTTCCGTTCCAAACATTACTATTATCACGATAAGCAACTTGACCAATACAAGTTACTGAAAAATTATCGTTTGCTAACGGATTATCAATGTAAAAAAATCCTGTTGCACCACCATCTGCAGGTTGATCATAATCTAAAGTTTCAGTTAAGTATAACCTATCTGCACTACCATCATTATTTCTTTCTTCGCCACCCCCAACAGCTAGACCATAACTAGTATACAAGTAATAATTTCCTGTATATTCTGTTGTTCCTGTATTAGAATAAAATCGCATTTGTAATCTTGTATCACCAGCAAATCTAATTTTACTCATTCTTACAAAATAAGTATTATAAGTAGAAGAAAATATATTTGAAAACTCAACTGCTGAAACACTTGATCCTGCTGAAATACTTGATTGTGCTACTTCAACTAAAGTTCCCCCAGCATCAGCAAATTGTGTATGTGCAATAGCAGTAGCACCACTCCCTGTAAGACTTGTCACTTTAATAAATTTATCTACTGTTGGTGAATTGCTTGGTAATTGAATTGTATAAGATTGGGCTGAACTGTGATTTGGGCTTTCCAATGCAACGCCATGTGTTCCAGCACTACACAGCAATCCCAAACGTCCATTTGCAGAGCCATCGCCTTTTATATCTAATCCTGTTCCTGTATATCCTGAGCCACTTGAAACAAAATTTGTTTTAGCTTTTGTAACTGTTGCATCGCTTGGCGTGCCAATATCTAAAACATTACCCAATGCTAAAACAAAGTCGATTGAATCTGATGATGCTAATGTGCTTGAAAACGTAAGAGTAGAGCCACTAACAGTATATGAACTGCCAGCTTTTTGGATAGAACCATTAAGTGACACAAGTAAATGATTAGCTGATTCTGGTACAAAAGCAACTGAATCTAATGTTAAACTATAACTTGCTGTAGCACTTGCTGTAAGTGAGTCCAGCATATTATACGCACCAACTTGAGGTTCTTTTCCAATATAGCTCATTCACTTTCCCCTTCAGGTTCTA